ATTTTAGGTTGACCATTAATGACAGCTCCTGTCCCAATAACAAATCTCATTTTAAAATTACGAGCATACTCGAATGCTAATGAAGATTGTTTTGTTAAGCAGCCAACTTGCATGGACCATATTAATGAAGATGGATTTGAGAAGTATTGTATATTCATCTTCGAATGAAAATGGCCCTGGATCGTGTGAAGTCCATATTGCATGGCAAGTTTTAAACCATCAGCCGACATTCCATGCGTAGCAAATGCTTTAGTACCATCTGATAATGGTATTGTAATATCATCTACCCATTCCCATTCTGGTCCTACTTCTAAAAATTCGTTGTAATGTTTTAAGTAAGCTCTTGGCATTCCATGTTTCAATGCTCTTCTATAGATTAATGATGAGTGATTAGAATGCAGTAGTGTCATCTTTGGAAAAATTTTTTCTAATTTATGTAGTTTCTTTTTAGTAGCAATAAGCTCATCACCGGCTGACATAAGATCACTATCTGTGTCATGAAATGACAGTCCGTGTGCATCAGCTTCATCTCCAGCTCCCAGCACAAAGTCCGGCTTAATTTTTTTCTTTAATGCTTTTAAAAATGCAAACGCATCTGGGTGTTCCCAAGGACAATGGAGATCTGAAATAACGAGAACACGAGAATATCCTTTAGCCATAAAATTCTTCTTGGACCCATTCTTTTACATTGAACCCAGGGCAATGTGGTTTTTTAGGTTCAACATCAGAGTGTCCAATAATTTCTAAATCATCGTACATACTGTTAAGAGTGTTTATTAAATTATGTAATCCAAAAAATTGATCTTCTGTAAAATTATCACCTCTACCCACTAGGCATATACCTACTGATTTAGAATTGACAGCCTTTGCGTGTGCGCCTTGCAGCTTAACATCTCTTGCTGGTTCTATCTTGCCATCTCTTTTAATAACATAATGATAACCTACGTCTGACCATTTTCTTTCTTCAACATGCCACTTACGAATTGTTTCTACACCAATGTCCATATCAGCTGGAGTATCAGCACAATGTATTACAATGTATTTAGTTTCTTTTCTTTCTATCATTTTACTTCCCTTATTATTTTGTTGATATGTAAAGATTTATCTACTTCTAATATTTCTAATTCTACTTCAGCCTGGATACATTTAAATGTAACTTTACCATTGGTGTTGCGAGTAGCCTCTCTTCGTAATTTCATACAACTAGATAGATTGTCGGTGTACATAAACTCTTCTGAGGTTTTCCAATCACTAGGATCTCCTTGAGAGTTAAACATTAACAATGCAAATACTATAGCTATGCTAGTCATTAATGTGTTCCATTGTTTCTAAGTTTATCAATTATTATTTCTGACTTCTCTAGTCTGTCCTCTAGGAACTCTACCTTTAATCTAAGTTTATTTATCTCTGGCATTTCTTCCTCTACACTTTCTTTTAGTTTCTCCTGGTTGCTGCTGATAAATTCTACCAACATGAACAACTCATTTATTTGTGGAGATACCATGTTGCCTTTTGGTACACCTACAATGAACTCATTAGCTTTCTGTAAATCATTGAGCATTAATTTTTGTTCTGTTTCAATTATGTTTAATCTTTCAACAACAGTAAAAGCAAACCAAGCTCCCACAAGACAGGCTGAAACTATGCTCAAAAGATTTTTCATTGGCATAGAAACTGGTGTCTTATCTGAGAGATCTAATCGTTTCACTTTTTGTCGCTAATTTTTTTTAACTTATCGAAACTTCTAGCACCGGTGAGGCCGAGCAATGAAAATAAAACTGTCATCAAGGTCGAACTGTCCAGGGTAGGAAGATCTATTGTTGTACCTCTCATAGCACAGATCCAATTTGTAATTGGTATAACTAAGAACTGGAACATGAAAGCTAACACACACACCCATGCAAGACAGGGCCTCCACAATCTCTGTATCCAAGACAAAGCTCCAGTAGCCTGGGCATCAGCTCTATTTATTTTTGCTTGTTCCTTGTCTACATCGACAAGAGCTTTCATTAATTCTTTTTCTAGATCTGCTTTTTGTTTTGCAATTTTATTTTTATCAGGCACCAGGTCCACAGCTTTATTAATTATAGGGAGTAGGGCAGACAATCCTTGTATCATATTTTTGTTCCTTTCAGTTTGATTGATTGGTAAGGCACACAATAGAATTCTATTTTTTGTCCAGGATATTTTTGTACCTCTGTTGAAAATTCATCTACAATTAGAAGAGAATATTCATTACAAGCATCGTAATTTGCAAACTTAATTTCACTAGCAACTCTTACACAGCTCAAGCTGCCAAGATCTCCTACGTTAGTTAGTAGGCATAAGGTTCCAATCAACATCCAATTCATTAGATAATTTTTCCAATCTTTAAACCTCCAATTATTATAGAAATTATAGCTCCAATATAGAAGATCACTTTAAGACCACCTCGGCCCATAGCAACTTGCTGCTTTAATTCTACGATATCTTTAGTATTTTGATCTAGATCTTTATGGATGTGATCTAACTTTTCGTTAATGTGTTTTAGAGTTACACTTTGTACTGTTGCTTTTTTTGAAACTCTAGCCATTGTATTATTCTGTTAATTCCCAAGATTGTGTTTCTTCATTCCAATAATATCTTTGTCCATCTGTAGGATAATCAACTGGAGCTTTCCATAGACAAGTATCTTCATCTAATGTCCAACTGTTAAAAGGTTTTGGTGAAATAAATGCATCTCTAGTTTGATCGTAAGTATCACCAACACCAGCAAAGTTTTTTCTTATTGTTCCATTATAAGAAGTTTGTTTCCAAACATCCCTTGTTCCATATAAGTTATTTAAAAAATCTACTCCAGCTTGTTCAGTTGTTGCAATGTCATTAGATACTACTTCAACTGTTAAGACTTTATTCCCCATTCCTAATTTTACAAAATGTGCCATTATGCTGTATAACTCCCCGAACCTGTAAATGTTAATATTTTATTTGAACCAGATGTTGCAACTGATGGTGAACCAGTTGTTGTTCCAGAATAATTAGCAGTAGGTATGCTTAATATTACTATACCAGAACCACCATTACCAGATCTACTAGTACCAGAATTGTCGTGTGTGTTACCACCTCCACCACCACCGGTGTTTACTGACGCATTATTTCCAGGTTCTGTTCCAGTACCAGCTGCACCACCACCAGAACCAGCTGCACCTCCAGCACTATTAGTACTGTAAGAAGAACCACCTCCACCTCCAGCATATGTTACAGATGAACCAGTAATAGAAGATGCAGCACCATTTCCACCAGCACCACCAGCAGCACCAGATCCATTAGAACCAGCAGCTCCAGCTCCACCACCTCCGGCCCCTCCATATTCTGATGCAGTTTGACCAGTACCACTTCCTCCATTATTACCTTGACCAGATGTTCCAGATCCTCCAGTAGACGTTGATGCACCACCCCCACCAGAGCCACCATTTTGTCCATTTATGTGACCAGCATTGTGGTAGATACCTCCACCACCTCCACCGAAAGCAGTAAGTGTTGATATATTACTACCAGAAATAGTTGAGTTTACCCCATTATTACCAGCAGATGCATCATAAGCTGTTCCAGCTCCTCCAGCACCTACAGTAATAGTGTACTGTATTCCTTGATTTAAAGTTACTGAGTTTGTTGTTAACATACCCCCAGCACCACCACCACCAGAGTGTCTATTACCACCAGCTCCACCTCCAGCAATAGTTAAAGTATTTATGTTATAAGTAGGAGGTGCTGGATTATCTTCTGAAACATCATCAGAAGTAGGTATCCATCCTTTAGTTGCACCAGAATAAACTATTCTTAATCCTTGACCACTTGTGTCGTATTCAACATTAAATGTGTCTGGATCTCCTTGATAGTTTAATCCATTACTATCTATAATAATTTTATTTGTTGCCCAATTTCTTGCATAGTCTACTAATTCAATAGTATCCCCTACACTTGCAGAAGAGGGGAAAGTAACAGTTACTGTGTTTGATGATGTATCTACCCAATAACCTTTATTAGCAGCTGCTGTAAAATCAGATGTTTTAATTGATGATTGCCAATCTGTTCCAGTTGTAAAAGGTAAAGCTGTAACATTACCTAAAGAATTATTATCTATTCTAGCTGCTGCAAATGTTCCTGTAGTAACTTTAGCAGCATCTACATTAAGTATATCTGAATTATCTACTTGACCATTTGCATCTAATAGATCAGAAATTTTTCTAGCTTTAGTCATTTGTTATTTCTACCCATCCTTTCATGTTATCACTTTGATATAATTCTTCATCCCATTTATAATGTCCTGTTGGTTTTGTTATAGGAGGTTCCCACAAACAAGTTGTTTCATTAAGTGTCCAAGATGTAAAAGGTTGAGGTGCTATAAAGGCATCTTTATCTTTATCGTAAGTGTATCCAAAACCAGCATAATTTTTTCTTAGAGCTTTTGATTGATCATCACTTGGTGTATTTGTGTTAGGCTGATAATGAATTCCACCTCTTGTATTATAAGAAGTTTGTATCCATTCTCCTGGAGTATCATCAACAAATGTATCAAAAAATTCTTTTTCAGCTACGATAACATTTATCACTTTACCATCTAATACTTTTGCATAATGAGCCATTATTTATTCTCCTTAAATTGTTGTTGTATCATACCTTACGATTACTATTCCGGAGCCACCTTGACCACCAGTAGTTGTACCAGCTCCACCAGCACCACCTCCACCAGATCCTGTGTTATCTGTACCAGCTTGGCCATTTGATCCACTTCCTCCACCATTTCCTCCACCTCCGGAACCACCACTTGCAGCAGCAATGTTTTGGTCTGAAGAATAACCTCCACCCCCACCACCAGCTCTAGTTACAGAAGATCCTGTAATATTATTTGCTAAACCATTTCCACCATTACCATTACTTGAGGATGTTGCGTTTACTCCAGCAGAACCAGCACCACCTCCACCAGCTTGTGAGTAGTGAGGTCCAGATACACCATTACCTCCATCAAATCCTTGTCCAGATGTACCAGAGCCACCACTACCACCATAGTTTCCTCCACCACCAGAACCACCATTACCACCAGCACCATTACCTTCACCGCCTCCAAAACCACCACCATTAGATGTTATGCTATCAAAGACAGAATTAGATCCAGTATTACCTCTTATGGTATTAGAGTGAATACCACCAGCACCACCAGCACCAACAGTAACAGTTTTGTTTCCTGTCGATAATGTTAAAGCACTTTCAGTAGAAGAGTTTCTTCCAGAAGTTTGGCTAGTAGCAGAAGTACGATACCCTCCGGCACCACCAGCACCACCATAGTCTGCTCCACCTCCACCACCTCCAGCAATAACTAAATATTGTACTGAAAGATTTGCAACAGTATTACCAAATGTTCCAGAAGATGTGAAAGTGTGTATTCTAAAATTACCAGAAGTAGTAATAGATCCACCAGTAGGTAGAGCTAAAGCATTTTTATTTATTGTATTACTGACACCACCATCTGCATTTGTAACTTTTATAGTAACAGCATTACCAGATGTAACATTATTATAAACAGCTGCTGGAACAGCAACTGTAGCAGAAGTATTTGAAGATGCAGTAACTGTAACATTTTCATTAATGCTATCAGATGTTTGTACAAAATTAACAATAAGTGATGATGTTAAAAATCCTGTTCCTGTTAATGTAAGGTTTGAAGCATCACCAACAATAATGGTTCCACTAACACTACTTAGTGTAGGGATCGTAGAATTTATTTTAATCCAACTACTACCATCAGAATAATAAACAACATTATCATCTGTATCGTATCTAATTGCACCTTCATTAGCAGTAGAAGGTGTTGGTTGTTGTGAACTTGTTCCTCTAGGCAATCTTAATTCTGTTGTGCTACCAGATAAATCTATTGTGTTTCCATTACCATCTAAGTTACCCCCTAATTGTGGAGATGTGTCTGCTACTAAATTTGTATTAACTGTACCCCAGGAACTATTGGTTCCATCAGTAGTTAAAAATTTACCAGAATTACTAGATTGTGATGGTGTAATTTCATCAAAACTTTTTGGTACAAAGTTTGTTCCATCGTATCTTAATAAATCATTAGTTGCTAAACCAGTTGTGTTAACATCACTAGCAGCATTGATAGAAAAGTTTGCTAACTCAAAAGTACCATAGGCCACTATTTGTAAAATATCATTGGCAGCAGCTCCAGAATTTAGGACCACACTTGTGCCATTAGTTGCTACATAGTCATTAGATCCACCAGAAACTAATTTTATACCATTCAAATAAATATCCACAAATCCGGCATCGTATCCCAGGGTATTTGAATTATCATCCGAGCCAGTAAATGTTGTTTGATTAGCAGTTGCTGTAAATGTAAACCTATTAGCAGTACCATTAACAGCAGACGCAGCTGTAATAAATCCACCAGATGCGTAGACTTTCATAACATTGTTTGTTGTATCGAACCATAAATCACCTACATCTAAACTTGAAGTTGGGGCATTTGCAGAAATACGATAAGTATTTGCAAAACTATTTACTGAAGAAATATTTGATGCAACAGTATTTACGTTGCTTATAGATCCAGCTACCGAATTTATATTACTTATAGATCCAGCAGTAGTTGCAATATTTCCAACAACACCACTTGCTCCAAGAGTTGCCATATTATTTACGTTAGCTGTTGTTGCTAATAAATTCATATCAGTAACAATGTCTGAAGTTGCAAGAGTATTTAAATCTGCAATAAAATCTGAACTAGCAAGTTGAGCCATATCAGCAATAACATCTGACGTAGCAAGTAAAGCCATGTCAGCAACTACATCACTCGTGCCTAATAATGCCATATCAGCAATAGCATCTGAAGTACCAAGTAATCCTATTTCAGTAACTTTACCAGCCACAGCATTAATATTGCTCGAGTTAGAATTGACAGCATTAATATTAGTAGCATTTGAATTGACAGCTGAAACAGCAGCAGAAATATTATTCACTCCAGTTATTGCCGAGCTTATACCGGCAAGGGTATTCATGTTAGTTACATTTTGAGAAGTAGCCAAAGTATTCATATCGCTTACTACATCTGTAGTACCCAGGGTATTCATGTCAGCCACTACATCGGCAGTAGCTAAAGTATTCATATCAGCCACTACGTCAGCAGTACCCAGGGTATTCATATCTGCTACAGCATCAGCAGTACCTAATCTTCCAATTTCAGTTGTCTTAGCAGCAAGAGCTTGAACTTCTGTACTGATTGTTGAAAGTGTAGTTAATCCAGCAGATGTTGGTCCTAATATTAAAGATGTACCATTGCTATCATAGGCTATAAGTTTATCGGCATTGTTTGATACAGTTGCATCATAAGGAAATTGTAATGGCCCATTGGTTCCTGTGCTTGTTACTGTTCTTGGAGTAGTAACTTTTAATTGGATGGAACGATCCATCATTTCTTTTAATTGTTGTTGTCTAAATAAAGTATTATCGAATTCTGTATCTAAATTTGTTGTAGTAATATCTGCTGCATTATTTAAAGATGTTGTTCTGGATAAAGGTAGATCACCAATAATAGTAATATAATCTCCATTAGATGGTGTGTAATTAGTACCACCACTTCCAGAGTTGTTTATAAAAGCAATAGAACCAGAACCAGATGAACCTATTGTAGCACTATAAGATACACTATCTACTTGAAGAGTATCATTAACATAGACTTGTAACTCAGATGCAGCATTAACTTGAAAGTTAAAATTATAAGTAGTCTGTCCAGTAGAAACATATTGTACTCTTCTAGCTGTTTCGTTTACACTAAATGTTGCCATATATAATACCTAATCTTGTGTTATCGTTTTGTATAGTAGAACAAAAAAAAACCACAGCTTAAAAATCTCCTCTTGCTGGTGATTTACCATACAAATCAATGTAATTATTTCTCTTATCAATTCTGCCCTGTATTTCTTTTTTTATTTCCATTTGTGCCTCTGTTAAATACATACTTCTAATATTAGCAATCTGATCTTTTTGTCCTTTAATTGTATTTGTTTTAAAACTTTTAGACATTTGTGAATTGCCTGTAATTAATTCTTTATAATAGTCTAATAAGTTACCTTTACCTTTACCACCAGGTATGGCTAATTCTTTAGTGTTCATTAATATTACCATTTTATTATATTGAGTAGCAGTTAAAGGAATTCCTTCTATAGTTTTTGGTGGCATTCTAAAACCACCTCCATTTAAATTTACTCTAAAATATTCATCAACAACATTATATTTACTTTCTTTTATTCTAAATGGTGTCCAATATTGCCAACTAATTTCTGCACTACCAATACTAACTTCTTCACCCCAATGACTTAATTGAGGTTGAACATCATCACTAAACAATGGATTTCTAGATCTCCATTTTTGTACAGCCTCTCTCCATCCTAATAAAAACATTCCTCCAGTAGTATCTTCAGCCATAACATTAGATGAAGTAGGGTCCATATATCTTTCGTATGTAGCGACCATACTTTCTGGAGCTAATCCAAAAGTTAATGCTTGTTGAGTTACATTAATTGCATAACCACCAACTTGTTTTCCTAATATTTGTTTTGCTCTTGCAATTCTTTGATCAAAACTTTCATAGTCTGCTCCCCACAATTCTGATACTTCTGCAACAGCCTGGAGCATTGGCATTTGATCCATATAATTATAAAGAGCTGAACCACCATGCATCATTACATCTGTTAAACTTTCTATTACTCCTTCTGAGTTTGGAGAATGATTAGCCATCCATGCATAGTCAGCAGATATAGCTAACAATCCAGATAAAGGTTCAAATCTTGAGTAACCTATACTTGTGTATTGTTTTGTTTCTGAATTATAAAATGCAATAGAGTAAGGTTCTATTCCTTGTGCTTTCCATGTTTCTCTACCTTCTTGATCAAATGGAGCTTTACCAGTTATAACAATATCCTGGTTCCATCCACCACTTGCCTTATCAGCAAAGTATGCAATTAAAGAAGTACCTAATACAAATTTACCTAATGCTGCATCTGACTTAGCACCACCAGCTGTCATATCTCTCCAGAACGATGGCATAGTTACAGCTAATGGAGATCTCTTACCAAGCTCTAACATTATGTTAGTTGGTGTTTTATAAAATGGTATCCAGATCTTAGCAAGAGGACTAGACATTGTACCTTGCATATTACCTAAAAAGCCATCTAATTCTTGTTGGAAAGTTAACTCTGTAGCTTTGTCTTTAGCAGCTTGAACAATAGCCGGAGGAGGGTTACTCATAAATAATGCAGCTGCTCTTGATGCCTCTTCTTTACTTCCTGTTTCAGAAAATATTTTCATACCATGCCTATAGGCTTGAGAGTGTAACTCTGCTCTGTATGCTAAAGTTTTAAACCATTCATCTTCAGCAACTAAAAATCTACCAGGGCCTCTATATAACATACCCATAATATCTACTGTTTTACCAAAGGCAGTATCTTTTAAATTATCTGGTAATAAATTTTCTGCTGTAATAGCTTTTCTTTTTCTTACATCAAGTTTAGTTACAGGATCTAATGGTTCTTCTGTTTTTAAAACTTTATAAAAGTTTCCTGTAGCCTCACCTAATGCTCTACGCATTCCATATAGTTTGGCATAACTCTCACCCATGTAAACTCTATCACCATCACCCTTACCTAAAATTTTTGGACCACCAGGCCATAATGGAATTCCATTAGGTAGTATTTTATTTACTTGCGTTCTAACACCACCAATAGCACCAGATACAGCTGTTTCCGGAACTTGATACATAGCAAAAGCCATATTAGAAAAAATGTTTATTTCATGAGTAACAGGAGAAGATAACAATGAATTAATCCATAACTCAGATAAAACATCTCCAGATTTTTGTAACCAGGTACTATCTTTTGCAAACTTAGAAGAAGAATACTGATCACTTATAATAGTAAAATTATTTGCGTGTTCTTTTATATTTTCTATTCCTGGTAATAATTCTTGTAATTTTTCTAATGCTATAACATTTTCTGGATTATCAATTCCTTGTGAACCAAAATATCTTTTAATATGACCAAGTATCATAAGAGATCTACCTATTTCAGCATTGTTGCCAGATACTGATGAAAGTATAGCAGAATGAAATCCTACAGCTTGTGCATATTTAATTTGCGTATCTTGAACAGATAGTTTGCCATCTTTTTTACCAGCTCTAACTAAGTTAGCTAATCGTTTTGCCTCAAATAAACTTTGTATTGTAATAATGTTTGCTTTCAAAACTTCAGCAGCAGATTTAAATTGAGTACCTTTTTCTCTTTTCATAATTTTGACTACCATATCATCGTAGCCAATCTTAGCTGCATCATCTAATAATTCTTGTACAGTAACTGATCCTCTTCTTGCCTCTTCAATATACTTAGAAAATACTTTTGATACTTCATTTTGATATTGGGCAATATCATCTACATCTACTATTTGATCTAAGTTAGGTCTAATAATAGGATAATCTTTTGGTGTACCAGAAGATGCACCGGTACCCATAATGTCATCCATTAATTTTATTTCTTCGTCAGTAGCATCTCTAATAAAAACTTTACCTCTAACATCAGTTACAAGATCTTCAGTTTGAAATTTGTACATTGGTTGAGCATCTGATGCTGTTTCCGTTATACCTTTAAAAACATTATAGAACCCTTGCCCCATAGCTAATTGCACAGGCTCTTCTTCTTCTACAATTTCTGTTTGAGTAATATCTGGTACAGCAAGATTTTCTTCTTGCTCAATAACAGGAGTATCATCCTGTGAAATATTTTGTGCTACACTTTCAGTAGTAGGGGATATTAATGTATTAATCTCTTCTTCGAGATTAGGCTTTTCCTGTAGTAGATCCTTGGGTATTGACATTATTGACCTTCCCCTGGTTGCGTTGAGCTAGTATTACTTTCCTTGCTCTGTGGAATGCCTCCATCTTCGACATTGGTTTCTCCGAAGATTTTTCTGGTTGCGTCTGCGTAACTTTTTGGTTCACTTTTAACTCCTAGTTTTGTATATAATCCTTGCTCAAAGTACCATAGAACAGCTTGTGTGTCACGTCTATTTAATCCAACTTGTGATGCAATTTGATCAATATAATTATTCATTATTTCTCTTTCTTTTAAATTTCTAGGTTGTCCGGCAACTGATTTGTCACCTTCTTTAGTAACAATAAACATATTACCGGCTTTTCTGTTAAAGCCTCTAGTAAACCAAATATCTGGTACATTGTTATCACTTGTTCCCATAAGGTTAGCCATAAATGGACCAACTTTAGGACCAAACATATCAGCACCATAAATCTGTTTACCCATTGCACCGGCTATAGGTTTAAATCCTAAATCTTTTCTAGTAGCATTTACTTCTTTAACTGTTGTTGAAGTTGATAAGAAATCTAAAAATTGTTCTAAACCAAACTTATCTATATATGCTTGAGTAAATAATAATTGAGTTTTGATTGCTGGTCGTCTTGTCCACCCAGCTCCTGTTTCTGGGTTCATGTTAGGTAACTTGCCTGTATCTGCATAAATGTTTGCAAGTTTTACAGCAACTGTCCAATCAGCACCTACCGGTGTACCAGGAGAGGCAATAGCTGTTAAGAATGGTATTAAATCTTTTATGTTAGCATTGTTTGCTATTTTAGGATTTGCTCTTGCTGCTATCTCCATAGCCTCTGCTACATCTTTATCATACCATCCAACTCCTGTTATATCTTGTTTAAGTTGATAATTAATTTCTTTAACACCAATATCTACCATAGTAGAAAAATCTTGTTCATTAGTAATGTCAAGTTTAGGTTGGTTCTCAAAATAATTTATAATGTCATCTACTTTAACTTTATTGTTTTTTCCTGTGCCTGTAATTATTGGTTCTTGAGAATTCATTAATTGTACTGAAGTTAAATTATTTGTATTAGCAGCTGCACCCAATGATGCCGGTACAGCATCTTCATCAATTAATGCCTCTTCTTGATTAAACTCATCTGCTAGACCTTTCATTTTTTCTTGAGATCCATCAGTTATTATTTCTCCTGTTTCATTATCTGCTACAACAAATGTACCAGGATTTTCTGTATCTTCTAAAACTACATACTTAGAAATTTTTACTGCCTCTTGTTTTAATTCTGGATTATTTTTTAATGCTCTCATTATTTTACCAATATGAAAGATAGGTTCTATTGCTATACCAGCTGGAGCATCACCAATAATAGCTTTTAGTTTTGTCATTAAAACACCATCTTCTTCTGTAGATCCCACCCAATTAATTACTTCTCTGTAAATTGTATCTGCATTCTCATCATTAATACCGGACATATCTCTAATTAATGTTGCTAAATTTGGATCTCCTTTTCTTGGAGCTGTAGCAGCAATAATTGGTTCTGCTAAAATAACTCTTCCAATACCTTTAATAAACAAACCAGCAATTCCATAACCACCTATTACAGCTGGAGTATATTGACCAAAACCTCTAGCAATATTACCAGACATTCCTAATTCACTTTCTGGAAATATACCTTCTAATTTAGCCTGGAGTTGATTGTCATTAATCCAAGTGTCTAACCAATCAATAGATCCTCCAGTTGCATCATTTAATGGAGATAAAAATAAACTTGTTGTACCTTCTACAAAATCTCCTAAACCTCTAACAACACCTTTGCCAATATTAGGAGCATTATCAATCATAGCTTTAGTCATTGCTGCACTACCTTCTGCTCGTAGCTGCATACTTTCAGAGTAACTTTCTCCAATAATATCTAAGAATGATCTGTCTTTAGTTGTACCCATACCATCACCATTAAATCTAAGTACAATTTCTCCAGAATTATTAGATCTAGCAGTATACTCATCTTCATAATATTTATTTAGATCCATTTATCTGTCCTTTTATGTCAATAATTTCATTTATTAATATCTCGATAGCTGCGTAATCAGTTAATGATGGTAACTTTATTTTTTTGTTTTTTATTTTAGGATATTGTTCTTGTGCTTTTATAAAATTGTACCATTTTCTCAAATCAGATATTTCTAAATCTGGAGAAAAAGTTGGTAGAGTTACTTGTTTATCATTTATTGTAACAGTACGTTCTTCTAAAAACTCTGAATACTTTTCCACTCTTGATAAGGCTGATTGTAAATCTTGATTTAATTTATTGCTCTTAGTATCATCAATTAGTTTATTAACTTCTGATAATGCATTGAAATCTTTATTTTCTAATTTACTTGAAATTAATTGTGCTACAACATCATTGTATAATTGAAGATCTAACCTATCATTGTATGCGTTACTAGCTGCTACCATTTCTGGTTCTCTACTTCTTAATAATTTAGCAGCTGCAATTCTGATTGCATCTTGTACATCTGCATCTTGTGATGTTGCCCATTTTTCAGATAGTGTTACAGCATCTGTCATACTTAATAGATCTGGAATTCCATCACTATTAAAATCAATTTGTTCTGCTCCATTGACATATTTAAAAATTTTATCTGCACTTATTCTTCTGTAAAATATTTCTTTTTCTAAAAATGGAACTAAACCTGGAGTAGTTTGACCTATTTTAGTTTTATCAAAACCTAACATTTCACTATAATTTAAAAATTTACTAGCATCTAAATCTTCTATAATTGCTAAAAAATTACCAGCCTCTGTTAAGTTACCAGCTTTCAATGCTTTTATTAATCCAACTTCAGATCTTAATAATGCATTTTCAGTTGCTGATTTTACAATATCTTCTTCTATTGTTTTAATATTATTAAGTTGTGTAATCTTAGCTGTTATGTCACCTAATATTTTACTTCTTTCTGTTTCACTTGAGTTATCCCATATTTCTTTTGCAAGTAACAATTCATTATTAGTTTCAACATCCATGTTATTAGTAACTTCTTTAGATGCACCAAAGAACGTTCCATTTTCTACTTCATGATAAAATAGTAATTCTTTACCATTAAAATCCTCCATATTAGTCATACCCAATATAAAATCTGATTTAGCTGCAAGTACAGCAGTATCGTATTTTTCTAAATACGTTTTTATTTTGTCTGCTTTAAAATTTTTTTCTGTTAAGAAATTTTCTAAGTTTATTCTTCCTATGTTAAATTTCATATCAATAGAAAGATCTTGTTCATCACCATTTTGATCTTGGTAAGTGTTTGGTCCTCTAATTAATTTTGCTACTTCATCTATAGATTGTGTAATAAAACCTACAGAGTTTGCTTGATCTCTAATATTCCATTCTTTAATCATTCTATCAGAGTAAGAAAGATAGTAGGTGTTTGCTTTAGTAGATAGTTGAGCATTAAGTTTTATAGCAGCCTCTGGTGATACACCCATTAATGCCTCTGTTGATCCTTCTATAATATCATTTAGTTGACTTAAATATTCTTCTGGAGATGTATTGTTTTTAGTTGCCTCTACTTCTGCTTTTGCAAACTGTTGTGAAGAAGTAATTAAAACTTGATTAGATAAAATACTTAAAGCTGTATTACGAGCTGACTTACCATATGTAGTTGTTTTATCACCTGGTAATAAAGTTTCTCTATCTTCTGCATTAGCATCTAAAAATTCTGATACACTAGGAGCATTCTCAGCACCATAGACCATACCTTCTTGAGCTTTATCTTGAGCATATTGTTCTAATGCAAATTGTTGGATGCTATCAATTTTTTTATTAATATTATCAAACATGGATGCTTTAGCCTGGACATCAGCATAAGAAAGTTGAAGATCACCAGCAGTAAATCCTCTAACACCAATCGGTCTATATTTAATTCTTTCTTTGGCCATTATGTTTTAAAGCCTCCTTGCATTCCTACATTACCAGCAGTTAATGCTACATCAGATATAGCAGTAATAAATGCACCTTTTTTAGATGTTTTAGCTGCATTGTTTAACATTGCTGCCTCTGCAATACTGAAACTTTCTACAATGTCTTGAGTAAGTTGTGATGTTCTAAATTCTTCTCCAGCAACTTTACGAGATACAAAATTTAAATTTTGATTAGATCCTGTAAATGGGTTCATACCACCAGCTGCATTACGAGCTACGTTAGTACCTATAACATTATTTAATTCTCTTAATACTTTTACACCAGCCTCTTTAGCCTCAACTTTTTTTGTTCGGCCCTGTAATAATGCTAAGTCTGCTTTACCTTCGTAGTATGCTGCCATAGCATAACCAGAATAAATTGTGCCATATGCTTTTACCATACTTGCACCAACAGCTAATATTGCCCAAGGATTTATTGCCATTATTGACCTACACTCACTTTATACTCAATCCCTAATAGTGTGAAGAATAGGGGAGCTGATTGACTAAATGTTAGTTGTCCTTCACGATCATAACCTAACATGGGTTTTCTTCTTTTCTTTCCTGTAAAAAATTGTGCAGCAGTAAACGCAAAATCTTTTGCATCTAATGTTAAATTTTGTGAAAGATAGACTAATGCTGTTGCGTCAACTATTCTTTTCTTTTGACCTATAATATTTCCACTTGGTAATTTTAATTCTACCGGCATTGTTTTTATTGTAGGTGTGTAATCTAAACCTATTTCTACATAAGTAGTAGGAACAGCATCCAGGGTAATTCCACCACTAGAAATAGTTTTGTCGCTTTGCATTCCATCATCAACAATTACTTTTACAGTTTTTCCTTCAAGATGACTTAATCCTGTTACAGAAGTTGAACTAGGTTTGCTTGATCCAGATAATAAAGTTGCACTATCTGTTGTGTTGTCATCATTTAATGCCTCAACATAATATTTTGTAGCTGAGTTTACTGTTCTTTTAACAACAGTATAAATTGTGTCTACGTCTACTCCAACATTTATAAACTCTCCATCAGTAGTTGACAAAGAAGGAGCTATAACATTTTGCCCTCTAAGAATAGAGTAGGTTGCCAAGGTACCATCAGTATTACATAACAATAATAAATCGCCATCATCAGTAGAAGTTGCTTTTCGTAAAGCCATATCAACAGGATCAACAAGTAAGTGAGATGATAACAAAGAAATATTATTTGATATGTAAGATAATTCTACATCACTAAATAAAAATTCTCTTAATGATTTACCAGATCTTTGGATAAACATTGTACCACTTTCAGCCCCCACAGGCTTAATACCTTCTTTTGATCCTCTTTTTGTAGCTCCTTGTATAACAACATTATTGGGTGTGATTGGATCTAAACTTGTTTGTGGTAGAAAAAATTCTCCACCTTTAGTAAAGAGTTGTAAATCTCTTCCAGAAAACATTCCTGTAATTGCATTAACTTGTCCGGTGTTTAATGTTACTTCAATAGCATCATCATCTAAACTTTCACCTGGATTAAAATCAAAAAATCTTGCCACTCTAGATGCAAATACTGTATTCGGTAAAGATTTAGAACCACCAAAATATAATCTACCTTCATGAAAAGTAACTGTTCGAGGATATCCATAAGTTGCTGACCATACATCTACATAGTCAACTTCTAATAACCAAGATCCACTAGCAATAGCAGTTGTGTTAAAAAATGGTATTTCAACAATAGCCTCTACAACTGTAGAACTTTCAAATCTTGTTATTCTAGCTCTACCAATTCCATCTGCTGCCTCAACATAATCATGAAGATTACCAGATGCAAACACTCCAGAAGATGCAGTTAGAGTTATGTTACCATCTACAGCACTAGGTGTTAGTGTAGCTGAAGGATTTGATGTTGATAAACTAAATGCATACTTAGGTATAAACTCAAAACTTACATCACTAATAGTCCAGGCAGTATGACTACCACCTCTAGTAATTTGTTTAGGAGCCATATCTTCTTGTACAACAATTAAAGTATCAGCAGATTGTGCAAAATCCATTGTCTTAATCATTGTAGAAGTGATAGTTGTTACTAAGTAATCGTTACCAGAGCTATTAATATTAGTTTGTAAAACTTTATCTTTGTAAATGTACATTCTGTTATGCACAAATAACAACATATAACTTTGTGTAGTTGAAAATTCAAAAGGTACTAATCGACATCCATTTTGAGGATTAGCAGCAGAAGGGATCTCTGATATAAATTGTAAACCAGGTCTACGAGTTGCACCACCTTGTGGCTGTATCAAAACATTACGAGCTTGTTCTAATGCATTGTAGTATTGATTAATATCTATTCTTGATCTTAACAAAGGATCTATTTCCCCTGTTGTAAAATTTGATTGTAAAGTTACAGCTCTTGTCATTACCTAACATCAGTTAATGGAAACTCATGTATTGCGTAAGAAGTTTTACCTCTACCATCAGCATTAGTAGCTTGTCTAAAAAATCCTCCTCTACCACTTTCTGATGGAGTACCTACAGCTATGTTTTTCCAATAATCTGCCTTTGTTGTTTGATCTGTTACCGGCTCTGCTAAATGCCAAGCAATCATATAAACAAGTAACTGTACAAAGTAAGATGGCATTAATCCTTCTGTGATAACACTTGTTATATAATCAACAAAAATAACATTTTCATTTGTAAAGATGGCTGGACCAGATGAAGTATATTGTAATTCATAACTTGTAATTGGCATAGATCCTGTTGCATCTGTATTGTAAACTTGAAAAGGTTGACCAGCTACAGCATCAGCTGGTAAATCAAATCTATTATCCCATTCACCTATAGGTGCTGTTGAAGATTTAGATAATTGTGTTTTAGTTAAAGCAAAACTCCAAGGATACATTGATAGAGTTTGTCTTTTTAAAGTTTCGTAAATTTGATTACATACAGCAGCAGCATCATTAGATGTATCTGAAAAAGAAGATATTGTATCAGCACCAAGTAAAACTAAAGCCTGGTTACAGATTGTTATATTTGTATCACCACTTGCCATATAAATTCCTAATTAGGAAGAGGCCCACTTAGGGGCCTCCTCACATTTATTTATTAGTCTGCGTCAGCAACTGATAGAGCTGTTCCATCAGATACGTCAACAACACCACTCGCATTTGATAACACAGTTACCAAAGTTGAAGTAGGTACAGAACTATCCCAGATATGAATAAGATCACCAACTTTTAATACATCGGATGCATTATTAAAGTATCCTTCTGTATTGATGTCTGCAATCGCATCGGTTCCAGGTGCTGTGTAGCTCCACATTTGAGGAGCAGTACCAGCTTTAGATTGTCCACCTATTGGTTGTAGGTTTGTTTTGTCATAAGCCATAATTTAATCCTCCTCTATTAGCTTTCATCAGCAGTTATTTTTACAATACCTTCGTCATCGATAGCTACAGCACCGGCACTAAACATTGAATTAACTAAGAACGAAGTTTTCTCCGGAACATAGTTGATCTCTGTTTTTTGAGCCATGTTAGTAGCCATACCACACGCACTTCTATGGAAAGCAAAAATACTTCTGTCGTTTGTTGATAATGGTAAACCACCTTCATCTCTATCGCCTAATACATAAAAATTAAATCCTAGAAATGTGTTGATCTCACCACTTACTAATGCCTTAATAGACGCAAAGTCACTTGAGATTGCTCTCTCGTCACCTAGTAAACCAGCTAAGTTATTAGCATGGCATACGATATGTCTATCATCAAATGGAACGTTTTTCGCATCGAGAGCTTTTTTTGCTGCAATTAGCTTACCTACGTTTAAATTTGATGATGCAGCACTTCCACTTGTAACAACAGTTTTAGCAACTGTCGAAGGTGAAGATGCGTTTAAAGCATCGATGATTAATTGGTCCATTCTTCTACCGATAGCTTTCGATACTACTTGAACCAACTCTGATCTTTCATCAAAGTTTACTTTTGCTTGATGGAAGATGTCAGAATACTCAGCTGCATTGTAATCACTCATACTTGCAGTTACTTGAGAATAAGTAACATTAAGAGGGGTTACGTCAGTTTGTGGTATTCTGGCTGTCGCTGTACCTTTCCCTAATTTTGGGAACTTGTACGTTTGCCCTGTTACACCTTGTCTTAGCCTTACACATGAAAGCAATGAACTTTCACTTTGGTATGCTTGTTTTACCTCGGCATCGAAAAGTGTGACAAAAGCATTTGTTATTGATTGTGCCATATATCACTCCTTTGTTTGTTTAACACATAGTTTTTTTCTTAACTCAGTTGTCTGGTAAAAAAGCCAGGCTGACAATTTGGTGTAGTTGCTCACCAGCCAGAAGGCCAAATAAAAAATTTCGGTTATCTTCAATTTGGAATTTAATCTTTTTTTTACAAAATGTAAATACCCTTTAACAAATTATATTTGACCAGTTGATGTAGCTGTACCAGGGAAAGCCCTTTCAAACTGTTTTTCTACTTTAGCTCTAAATCCTGGATCTGATTTGTACTTAGGATCAGCAACTAAAGCAAATAACTCTTCTCTTGAAGGCTGTCCATCTACATCAGTAGGAGCTGTAGGTATTGTTTGCTCACCATAATATTGCCTAATTTTGTTTATTGCATTGATACCATCAGCAGTAGCAGTAAATATTTTACCTTCTTCAAAATCAGTTTCTGACCAAATACCTTTGGCTACTAAACCTTGCATCCAGGTAACAGTACCTTTTACAATTTGATCTGCATTAGGTCCTAATTGTTGTTTCTCTGCCGCAACATCAATACTATCTTCTTGATCTTGTGCTACTGATAATTCTTTAAATTTATCTACTAACTCATTAAATGCACCTTGTGTTGGTTTGTATTTGTTAGACCAATCTAAAAAGAATTGAGATAATTCATCATTCTCTACATCTACATCTTCTAATACTTCTAAATCATAATCTTTAGGAGCTTTGTGTTTACCCATAGAAAATTGTTTTTGTAATTCACTAAAAGATTTATTTAGATCTTCTGTTTTTATTTCATTATTTTCTTTATCCCAAAATTTATCTTCTAACCAATCTGGTTTTTCTGCTGCATTAGTTTTTGTTTCTTTTGCCTCACTAACGTTTTCTTGTTGCTCATCTACTTTATGAGGTACAACATTATCTTCTGGATTTTCTACCTCTGGTTCCATAGCTGGTGCATCAGCAGTTAAGCCATTATCATTTATTTCTTCACTCATTCTTAGCCCTTTCCATTCGCATTACAATATCTCGGATAACAGAATTTTGTCCTTCTCTTGCATAACCAAAAGATGGTTCTGAACCTGGTACCCATGTTGGTTGATTTAATGTTTTAGATTTTAGATGCTCTAAAACTTTTTTTCCTTCTTCGGTGTCAAAGGTTCTAGCATAGGCTTTATCTAATTCAATTTGATTATCTTTAGATTTAATGCCAAGTGTTTCTATTCCTTCCCATCCTGGGGCATTAATATCTGCCATTATGCTCTAGCCTCTTCTTCCAAGGCCATTGCTGGTTCCTCTGAAGTAGGAGCTTGAGATGCTGCTTGTCCAGGTGGTTGTTGTGGCCCCATCATTTGTGATTGAGCTAAAGCCATAGCCTCTTGTTGGATTTGTTGCTTTTCTTCTTCAGAGTTTCTTAACTTAGCAGCAATGCCAAGTTTATCTCCTACGAAAGCAGCAATCGCATCCGGTTTTATTTCGGCCATCCCACCTGGGCCTAATGCGTTAGCAATTTGGAAGAATTGCATAACTTCGTTTACCTCATCCAAGTTTTGGGCCTTGGCAAGAGGTGATATTGGTACAACTTTAATCTCTAATCCATTTACTTTTAGAGGTAATTGTATCAAACCTTTTTCATCCATTATCTGTAAAGTACGTCTGATAATAGGAACCATTGTTTCTGTAATTAATCTTCCAAAAGCAGCTCCCATATTTTGAGCTAACTCTTTCATTCTTTCTACAATCTCAGTTGCAGATCTAGCACTCATGTTATCTGGTGGAAGAGTATCATCTAATAAAGTTTTTTTAATATTCATTCTTAGATCATTAATAACAATTTGAGATACATTAAAATCTCCAGATCTAGGAAGAGGGGCCAAGGATGCACCTTGAGGACCACCATTACGAGCTACAGGAATTATTGCACCTGGTTGTATTCTAATACTGTTAGGATTTATTACTCCATCATCAGCAGCTGTATAAACACCACTAATAGCTAATGATGCATTCTTTAATAATAATTCTAAAGTTTTATTTAATGTTTTAATATCTGGAATTGCTGTAACTAGAGGACCTCTACCCATAACTTCTCCAGGCACTTTCATATATCTACTTACCACCCATGGGGTTTGATCCATTCTTCTAAATACTAATTCGTGATTAGTTTTTTCATGGACAATATGATAGCAATAATCTTTTCTTTGTGGATCTATTAACACAGCCTCTAATAATTCTATTTTTTCTTGAGGTTTATCTTGTATTAATCTTTCTAAGTCTGATGAAATTTTAGCATCTGGAAATTGTCTTTTGATTGTATCAGCTGGTATTTTTAATTTTCTATAAACATTATCAACTGTACCATTAGGTCCTTCTTCTATTGCAATTAAGTATTGTGGTACAGGAGTGTAACTTATTGGATTAAGATCATCTCCAGGCTGTATTAACATAGCAGCTGTACCTACCGAAAGATCAAGAAGAAATTCACCGATGGCTAAATCAAAATTACTTTGCCTAAGAACAGAAAATAATTTATCTAAATATAAATCGAGAGCTTGTTGAACTTCTCCTCGTCTTTCTTCCGGTATATCATTCCCAGGTTCTAACCGGCACCACTTTTTGTAAGGAGGAAATAGACCGGATTGTATTCTGTTAGCGAACCTTTGAACAGAATGAATTGCTGTACTATCGAAAACTCTAGACATTTTATTTTGTCCAGGAACGTTTCCTTCGTAATATCCATCATAGAGATTTCTTTGTGGTAATGCGTACTGGTAACATTCCTCATAGATTGTTCTCCAATTATCTTTAGCTGCGAATGCTTGTTTAGATCTTTTTGAAACTTGTTGTGGTTGTAATTGCATTATGCACTAGCCTTATTGTTAGCAGCAAAACTAGCAGCTGCTTGTTTATTTGCAAAACCCCATTTTTTTAATGCAAGTTTTAATCTTGTTGGTTTTCCATCTTTCATTAAAGGTCCAGGTACTTTTGAAAATCTAGCAGCGAAAGAAATTCTTCTTCCATCTTTACCAGATGATTGTGGTCTTTTAACACCAAACTTTTTTCTACCAGCATCATTTAAACCACCACTTGGATCTTGAAATTTTTTTGCTACCATTAAAAAATCGTAGCTCCTAAAGCAAAAGATACAACAGCTATAATAATAGAAGTTTTATGTAACATAGCTCTTCTCTTCCACTCTCTAGGAGTATGTCCGAATATAATCATGTTATGCCTTTTTGTTTTTTTTTGCAGCAGTTATGATATCACCTCTAGTAATTTTTTTCTTGTCACCATACTGTGCTGCAAGATTTTTATTTTTATTAGTAGGTTTTTTTTTCATTTTCATTTTATACATTATGCAACTAATCCTTTCTTACGTTTTCTTTTTGGAAACCCAGCCTTCATATTCGCATAAGCCTCATCGCTTATTGTCGATTTAGATTTAGAATTCGATCCAGCTTTAGATTTTTTTTTCTTATTAATATTATAGTACAAACCTTTCTTAGCTTTTTTTCCATCCTTTGTTGTGTGGTATTCACTAGCCATTATTCATCCTCCTTCTTTCTTTCTTTTTGACACTCACAATCTTTTTGACACTCACAAGATTTTTTTAAATCTATAAATCTAGGATTTCTTTTGTACTCTGGTATTCCTCTATCCATCTATGCTCCTAGTTTAGTCTTTCCTGTACCAGTTGGATTTCTAACTCCTGTGCCTAATGCTGCTGTCTGTGTAAAATCTCCAGCTAATTGAGATCTATTTCTTCTTGATCTTCTAATTCTTCTTCCAACTAATTTTTTACCTTTAGGTAATGTTTCTTTAATAACTTCTTCTCTTCTATCTTGTATTTTAGATGTTGCTGATGCAGCTGGTGTATCATCTCCACCTCCACCAAATGCTCTTGTGATAGTTTTTTTAATTACTTTTACTGGTGATCCTCCCATTATGTGTACCTCGTTTGTGTGTCCATTGGATTACGATTAATGCTGTCTGAAGGTGACATGTTGTTTGTTACTCCTAAAGCTGGAACATTATTTTCATCAGAAAATAGTAATCTACCACCTTTACGTCTAGCTCTAGCTCTTGATGCAAGTTTTCTTCTTTCATTTTTTTCTCCAGCCTCTGCTCTCTTTTCTCTTTCTTCAATAGCTTTGTTAGCTGTATCAATAGCAGCCGGTGGCTCATATTTTGGCATTTTGAATAATGATCCCATAGTTTTAAAAGTACCTCGCAAACATTTTATAATCGGAACCATCAACACCATAGTGTTTTAAAATTCCTTCTTCCTCAAAATATATGCTTTTTATCCATTTGAGAGCAGAAACATTTACAGAACTTACAGTTACTTGTAATCTTTTTAATTTTAAATCATCAGCAACTAACTTCATGAACTGTAATGCACCTTTATGAAATTTAATTTTATGTTCTGAAATTTTATTTTTATCAGGGATCAACCATAATTCTGCAACTCCAGGCCAATAAGGAACTACTCCAAAACAAAGCATAGGCTTACCATCATCAATAACACAGTATCCATAACCTTGTTCAGCAGCTGCATCCATGTAGTCTGTGTAATTAGGCTGTGATAAATTTAGTTTATCAAACTCATTAAGATCCATAATATTAAACAAGTAGGACCTAAATGGTATTACACTAACCTTCGTTCCCTGGACTTTGAATATCTGTTCTAATGTTTGTAGTTTCATCTATCTCTTCTGCTGTAGCTCTTGTACCTGGCTGATGAAGAACTAAACCTTTCCAATTATCATTTTCTACTTCTATTATTTTTTCTTCTAGCAATTCTATTTGCCCAAGTTTCCATACTTTGATTAAATATTTTTTTTTCATTAAAAAATATCAAAGTCTGCACTTGCTACAGCTGGTGTAAAGTTTCTATTGCCACCCCTGGTTAATCTTTTATGTTCACCACCACCTAATAATAAATACATGAAAGCATCTCCAACGTGAGAATGCTCGTTCTTATTTGGCTGATCTTTATATCTTTCACCTCCAGATATTTGTACTCGTTTAAAATGATAACCACCACTCAAGGCTTTTCGTAATCTCTTACATCTTTTATCAACTAATAATCCAGGCTTACCTTGTATCAATCTATTCATAGGAGCTGCACCAGCCTCACGTCTAACTCTAAAGTCATTCGTAGCAGTTGGTCTAGCAACTAATCCAATGGTTCGTAAATGATCAAATGCTGTAACTTCAAAGATCTCATCTCTCTTTTGTCCAGCCGGATCACCCCATACTAATACATCAAACTTAGGGAACCTTGTTTCTAATTCACCTTTTAACATATAACCAAATCTCTCCAGGCCCATATCAAACGTTACAAGCTCATGAAGTATTACCCATTGGCCATTAGGAAGTTTCTGTCCGAAGATAGCTGCTGGAGTTAAACCAAAGTCAACACCTACCTGGATAGGGTATTGAATATCTGGTTCAATAAACTCTTCTGTCATTAGTGTATCATCATACTCACCCATAACAGGCTTACCTTCTTGAACGTAAGTATATTTGCCCTGGGCATAACATCTTATCCAATCTAAATTTTTACCAAGTAATGTTTGTTCGTAATATCCATCAGTTAAGTTTTTTTGATTTTCTGCTGTAGGATTTTGTAACCACCATTTACCAGCACTAAAGACAAAACCATTAGCCTCTGGATTTTCTGGTAATTCTTTTACGATAGCCTCTTCAACAGCTCCTGGCTGCTTATAAAACTTCCAGGCATATTTACCTTTCATCTTTTCTTTTTCTGCTAAGTTAAACCACCAATGATCATCATCCATTGGGTTCGTATCCATAATAATAAATCTATTAGTAGATCCACCATCAGCTTTAGTAGGGTATCTTCCTACTCGGTGTGTTAAGCCATCTATAACAGCTTTAGGCAGCTCTCTAGCCTCATTCACCCAGGCTCCTGTCAATTCCATTGATAATAATTTTCTAACGTCTTTAGGCTGATCTAATGCTAAAAAAATAACTTCACAATCAATGCCTGGAGCATTATCTCTTGCTGGTAATTTTATGTGATGCGTTAATGGTGGTGACCATCTAAATGCACCCCAAATGTTCTCTGGAAATAATTCTTGCCATGTTTTAATAGTAGTTGTCCTCAACTCTGGATAAGAATTACGAACTACAACAAACCTAGAATACTTAATTCCATCACGAGGACTTTGTACTTGAGAAACAGCTTTGATCATAATCTCTGCTGCACACGCATACGATTTGCCGGAACCTACTGGCCCCATTAATCCTCGTACAAAACTTTTATCTTGTAAAAATTTCCAAACAGTAGGGGATGTACTAAAGTCTAGATTTAAATTTGCTATTGCATTACTCACTTGTGATCCTTCCTACCATCATATGTATTTTAGTATTCTCTTCTTTCTTTTTTTTAAACACTACATCTTTATAATCTTTTAAAGAACGACCACATAACCTGGCGCATTCACGATCACTCAGTTGTTTCTTTAACATCGCTACTTGGATCTTCTCTACTTCCTTGTGCGTTATTAATCTCATCATCTTCTGCCTCAACTATTTTAGGTTCTTCTGGTCCACTCATGTTAATTTGTACGACACTCGGTCTATCTGCATCCTGTTCTTGCTCTAATAATCCAGATGCTTTCGCCAGGACACGCAGCACTCCAACCTTATCATGTAGCTCTACTTCTAACTGTGGCCCCATCTTTGTCGGTGTTACTTTTATTTTTTTTATAGCCTTAATTGCTGACTTAGAAATATTTTTAGGATCTCTAATACTGACATTACCTTCAGCATCCCAATCCATTATCTCATCAATATTCGCAGTAGCTATATCAATTAATTCTTGAGCAACATTATCCTTGTTATGCTCAATGACTTCGGATTTTCTAATCCTCCTCTGAACCACTCGGACACCACCGAAACGATCCAGGGGAGGTTTTATTATCCTTTTTTTAGAAGGGGATTGGGTCATCCATTTCTTCCTCTTGATCAGCTTGTTCAGCTGCTAGATTGACAGGAGCATCTTCCGGATCTAACTTACCATCCTCATCCTTATTCTCGAATGTACTAAAGAATAAAACAGGATCACCTTTTTTATATTCTTTTGTTTCATCCTTCTTGTAGATCTTAGTATCTAATCTTCCAGGAACTGGTTCATAACTTCCTGTATCTTTATTGTAATTAGCACCAGGCCAAGTTTCTATAATTACTTCTAATCCTTCTGGAATAGATGCAGCTTTATAAAACTTAAATCCTTTGTTGCTTGATGTTGGTTTAGACATATATTTCCTCACTTTTTATTTCATGTTTTTTCTGCAATAAAATTGTGTGATACCCCCCATATATATACTAGACGTAGGGGGGCCGAAGGTGTCAAATTTTGCCACAATCCTAGTCGTATATTCTAGAGCCTGTATCAATTTATTATTTTTGCATTATTATAAATCATATAGGAACGTTTACGTTTTGTAAACTATAAGGTTACCTAGGCATCTTCATTTTATTACTAAGCCTCTTGACCATATCCTGTACTGATAGCTGCTTGTTATAAGCCTTATCCTTTCTAAAGAATACATCCTTAAAGAAATACATAGTACCTGGACAATCTCTTCTATTCTCTCTCCTCCATTGTATAGTTCTTCTCATAGATATCATTGCAGCATCCAGCGATAAACCTTTACCAACCCAATCTTTTACTAAATCTTCTTGCTTGGTATCATAGATTTTATGCTGTCCAAATATTTCTTCACACAGTTTTACATATCCATTACAAATAGCTCTACTGGTATTAA